TTACTCGATAGATTCCGTAGCAGACCTGCTCCAATTAGGAAGTCAGGAATACAAGATTACTTAGAAAAGAATATGATAAAAGATGCAAGAACACCTGTGTACTCTGGTGTAAGCTCTGATCTTGCATACAAAGAGGCTATCTTACCACCTGTTGATCAAAACTATTTAGAGATATTAGCAGACAGGTATTCACACTTACGTACAGTAATAACTAGGATAGCTAGTCAAGCAGTAGCTAAGGAGTGGGAGTTTGTAGAGTTAGGCTCAGGTAATCCTGAAGAGAAAGCTGCAATAAGCAGAATATTACATGACCCTACGAATGGTCATGCAGACATAACAGGTATGGAGTTTTTTAAAGCAGTCATAAGACAGCTTGAGATATTTGATGATTGTTGGGTAAGTGTCGTGTATGACAGAATGCTTAACAATGATGGCGAGACTACAGGCAAAGTAGTCAAAGAGTTATGGGTAGAAGATGCAAAGCACATGCGATTCTACGTTGATGGTTTTGGTAAGTTCATAGAGGACAAGATGTTTGACCCGTTGACTAGGCAGTTTATGTCTGGTACACACAACAAGGACACGGGCACAAAGTTAGTACCTATGGCTTACTTTTATGACATAGATGGTGAGCAGATACCATTTGCAAGAGACGAAGTTATACATTTTAACAAGTATAGTTCTACTGCAAGGTTGTATGGTCAGTCACCGATTATAGGTCTTTCTAAGAAAATCGAAACTGCGCTTGCCATTGAATCTCTACAAAATAAAGTGTATCGTTTAGAAAGACCCCCCAAAGGTTTCTTAGATATTCCAGGTCACAATGAGGACTCACTTAACAGGTTAGGAGAATACATAGCAGAGGAGACAAGACGTAATCCTAATTTTATACCGATCATCAGTAGCCAAGAAGGATCTAACACTGCTAAGTTTGTAAGCATCATGCCTAACTTTGATGAGTTAATGATGTTGCCTTACATGGACAGGATTAATAATGACATAAACGCATCGTATGGTGTTATGCCGTTGGTAGTGGGTGACATGTCTGGAGTAGGTGGACTTAACTCAGAAGGTGAGCAGATAACTATCTTTGATCGTACAATACGAGAAACACAACGCTGTGTAGAGCTAGGCTTGATTAGGCCATTGTTGAAGCTTATGGGCGTAACTACTTGGACAGTTAGGTTTAACGATATTAACGAAAGAAACGAGACACAATACTTAAACAACATGAATCTAAAAGCACAAATCATTACTCAGTTCCAGAATGCAGGTATTGATGTGGACTTAGGGGAGGATGGAGAATTAGTACTACCGAGGTCGGCAGAGAAGGTAAGGCAGGA